GTAGAAAAGTACTTGTAGATGGTCGTATGGGAGCATTGTCAATGGATATTCATACTATTGACGCAACTCATGATAACTATCTAAGCAATTGGAAACCAAGTAAAGATATACCTGATTTACCTTGTACTGCAAAGCATACAATATTTACAGCTAATATAATTGCTGGCATAATGTTGTCACAAGTATTTAATGTCTTGCATCAAAGGACTTATTATTCGTATATTTGGAAGTCGTTAGCGCCATATATGACTAAAGAATATGGCAAAGTAAACCCTTTAATTATGGAGAAATACAGTGATAAAGAAACAGAAACGCAAACCAGTGTCTCTGAATCCGAAAGTACTCCTGTTGTATGGAGCTCCAAAAGTAGGTAAAACTACTATGCTCTCACAACTAGATGACTGTCTGATTGTAGATACTGAAAAAGGAACGCACATGGTCGAGGCTTATGTGCAAGAAGTAAATAACCGAGAAGAGTTAATCCAAACTCTTAAAGATGCTATGGAAGGTCACGAATTTAAATACATAGCTATAGACACTATTGATAAAGTTGTACAATGGGCTGAACAAGCTGTTTGTGCAGAATATGAAGTAGCATCTATTGCTGATTTAACATTTGGTAAAGGTTATGCGTTAGCTCGTGAGAAAGTAATGAATACTATCAATGCTTTTAGAGACTGTTGTGAACATTTAATTATCGTTGGACATAGAAAGGTTGCTAGAGCAGTCATTGATGGCAAAGCTCTAGTTGAACCTGAATCTTTAGATATAACTGGTAAGTTGAAGAATCTGATTATGTCAGATTGTGATGCTATCGGTTATGTCTTAAGAGAAGATGATAAATTAATGGTTTCATTCAAAGCAGATGAATCTATAGAAGCAGGTAGTAGATGTGAACACTTACGTGGCCAATGTATTGACTTTGATTGGTCTAACATATATAAAAAAGAAAGTGAAGGTAAGTAAATGGCAATATTCAGGCCAAAAAGAGGAGAATCCTCTGGTAATAATTTTTATGGTGTATGTGAAATAGCTATTTTAAACTTTGAAGAGAAATCATCACAGTTTGAATGGGCTGATGTATATCTTGACATAGAAATAAAACAAAAAGGAAGTGATTATACTAAACAATTAAGAATAGGCGGAGACCTAGAAAAAAGCCCTGATGGGAAAATAACAGGTGGTTCTGTTCTTAAGAGAATGTATAATTTCTTTGATATTATTGGTGAAAAAGCTGGATTAACAGTTGATGGTAAATGGGAAAATGAAGATGGTGAAGAAATACATGATATAGCTAAGTATTTAAACCAAAAACATTCTTCTAATGTAATACCAGGGACTGACCCAGACTTTACCTATTTAGCATATGTATACAAAGAGAAACCTAAACAAAAAGGTGGAAAAGTGTATACAAGAGTGTTTCATAGATTAAATCACAATAATGATGGCGGTAGAAAACAACTTGAATCAGATGTTAAATGGTTCAGAGATAAAGGTTTTCTTAAGGAAGCCTCTGAAACAGATGTCAACCCAACACAAAATGTTGAGATGTCAGAATCAGGTATTGGTAATCTATAGTGTTTGACTATATTGAAATAGCAGTAGGCAGTCCCCGTAACAGGGGGCAGCTTATTGTCAAGTCAGATTTAGTAAAACATTTAAATACCGATACACCACTGTATAGGTCTGTTTATTTATATACAAAACAAGCAGTAAATTATGCCGAATCTAAAGGCGGGCTAAAGAATTACTTTGGCGAAAGAAGTATAGACTGGATATTGTTAGATATAGATAAAGGAGACAACAGTGACGAATACACTTTAAATAAAGCTAGAAGAGTAATAACCTCTATAGATGAGTTTGGTGTTGATGTTAATTATTCAATACAACCTTATTTTAGTGGGAGTGGTTACCATTTAGCAATACCTAATAGTGTGTTTAACTTTCCAAGTAGTGATAATCTACATTACTTGGTAAAAGGAACTCTAAAGAACTTGCTTGGAGATGTTATAGATAGTAGTATATTTATGAGAACAGGAATTTATCGTGTTCAACATACTATTAATCAAAAAACAAATCTTCATAAAATACCTTTAACAATAGCTGAAATCTTAAATAAAGATTCAGAAATTATTAGAGAAATGGCTAAAGAACCGAGGCTAGATTATGGCTACAGTGAATTAGTTGGAAATGGAGAGCTAGAAAGCAAAGTTATTACTAGAGCGCCTAGAATGACCCAAATAAGAAAAGTTGTAGAACCAAAGGATGTTATACCGTGTGTACAAGAAATGTTGTCAAATGGGCCTCAAGAGGGCTCTAGAAACCAAACGCTACTTAGAATAGCTTCACATTTCTATAGACATGGAATACCTTCAGAATATGCTAAAACCGCTATTTTACACTGGAATAATAACAGTTTAAATGAAAATAGTGTGGTCGAAAAGGTAGAGTATGTTTACAATAGAGGGTACAGATTTGGTTGCAACGATGAGTTTATGTTAAAGCATTGTAAAACAAGATGCATTCACTTCAAACGAAAAGACTATTTAATTGATGTGATGAGTTCAGATGATTTACAAGAAAAACTAGAAGAAAGAATGTCAGCAGATTTTAATGGACGTTCTATACCTTTAGCTGAAATGTTAGGAATAAATGAATCTGATACACAAATATATCCTGGAGAACTAGTTACTATCTTTGGGCCCACGGGTTCAAGTAAAACTACTCTTGCACAATGTATAGCTTTAGGAGTTGATTTTGCTAATGACGATATAAATCCTGATTGGCAAATACCAACACTTTATTTATCTTTAGAACTTTCAGCATGGTATATGCATAGACGTAATATGCAAATAGTATCTGGATTAACTAAAGAAGAAATAAACGATAATCCTAAAGAAGTATATAGAAGTAACAAAGAAAAACTCAATCATATGGTTATTCAAACAATACCCCCAAATCTTGAACAAATACAGGCAAAAGTTAAAGAATTAAGACCAGCTGTTGTAGTAGTTGATTACATTGATTTAGTAGAAACACCCCCACATGTTAGGGGAGAATATGAGCAAATAAAGTACATATCTCATAGTTTATCTTCAATGGCTGTTAATAATGATTTAATAATAATTCAAGTATCTCAAGTAAGCCGAGAATACAGTAGAAACGAGGTACTTGACCTGTATGCTGGTAAAGGTTCAGGAGCAATAGAAAATGCATCACGTAAAGTTATAGGCTTAAATGGCCAAGCTAATTCATCTAAAAAGACGCTAGAAGTACTTAAAAATACTGATGGTGAGCTGTTTAAGACAGAATTAGAATGGCAACCAAGCTTTAGATTAAGGAGAACAATTGATAACCATAATAAATAAACAAAAAGAAAAAGGTATTAGTTTGTTTAATAGCTTTTTAATAAGTATAGGAATCAACAAAGGAGTGTTAGTCGACACTATTAGCTTAAATATTAAACTTTATAAGTTTGAAATAGCTATATTCCTAGGGAAGGAAAGTAAAAATGCCGAGAAGACCAGACAGAAAATCAAAGAGTCAAAAGATACTTATGCATCTGCTTAAAGGTAAAACTTTAAATCATGCACAAGCAGCTAAACTATTTGGAGCTTGGAGATTGTCAGCTACTATACACATCTTACGTAAAAAGGGGTTTGAAATACAAACAACTTATAATACAAGAGGCGCGTATAAAGGTTTTGGTAGATACCAAATGACAAAGACGCCAGATGGCAAAAGAATTGGTAAATAACAAACTAGTTATGAATCAACGAAATTCCATTCGGAAGTCGCGTAGTCCTAAAGAGTGGGAAACGAAGTTTATGCGTAAGCTTCGTCCCGCTCACGGGACACATGCTAAAAGAATGTTCCATAGACTTATGAAAAAGTCCTCAACTCTAAAATCTTCTTTAAAGAAAAGAAGTAAAGAGTATGAAGTAAAATTTAACATATCTTTAACTGAAATACGTGAAATGCTTTTCAAAGCATATAGTAAACCTTGTAAATATTGCAAGAAAAAATTAGATGTAACAAATATGGTCTGTGACCATAAACACCCAATATCATCTGGAGGAGGTTCATTTAAGAGCAACCTTCAAATGATATGTGCATCTTGCAACACTAAGAAAGGCCCACTTACTGATAAAGAGTATAGAACATTTATTATTTGGGTCAAAAAACAAGACGTTAGAGTGCAAGGATATATTTTAAGAAAACTTGCAAAATCAGACGTATTTAACTAGGAGAAAAGATGGCAAAAGAAGAAAACAAAAATAGAATGAGAGACATACAAGTCTCTCGGAGGAAGAAGATACTAGCAGCAACTAACAATGGTCGATGTTGGTGGCTCTATCAAATGTTAATAGCTAACCCTAAAAGATACAGGACTAGTGAATGAAAAAACTAAACAGATTTGACAAGTTTCTTATAAATATTCTTTGGAAATTAGGTTACAAACCTAGTAAATTATCGATACTCTTTAAAGTATCAATAAGGACTATTTATAGGAAATTATGGAAAAAGTAAACTGTTTACAATGTGGTAATGTCGTTGCAGGAGGCGATTGTGGATATTCATGTTCGAGGTGTGGATATTCAGAAACCTGAAGCGACATAACACCACGATTGAGTTCAATCAAAAATGTAGGCGTTAGTAAACAATGGGTTAGGAGACTCAATGAAAAAACTAATGATTGATGACTATACTAATAGTCTGAAGATACAAAGACACGAAAGTGCAGGACGTTGGTACTCTCAAGGTAAAAGTTTAAACTGGAAACCTTCAGTAACAACAATCATAGGAGAAACTTGCTCAAAAGGAAAGTTTTTTGACGAGTGGCTTATGAAAAATGGTATGAATGCTGAGAAGCTAAGAGATGACGCTGCAGCAAGAGGTACAGCAGTACACGAAGCAATAGAATCATTATTAGAAAGAAAAGAAGTAAAAGCAGAGACTGAGTTTATCAAAAAGTCTTTAATGTCTTTCGAAAAATGGTACTATGAAATAAAACCAAGCGTAATATGTCAAGAGATATTCCTATATCACAAAGATATGCCTTGGGCTGGTACACCAGATATAATAGCTGAAATAGATGGTAGTTTATCTATTGTAGATATAAAGACTGGAGATTACCGAAAATCACACGAACTACAGCAATTAATGTATATGGATTTATGGAATAAAATATTCCCTGATTGTCCTATTGTAAATATCTATGGTTTATATACAAAAGGTAAATGGATAAAAGAGCCTAATTATGGATTTAGAAAGTTTGACACAAAGACCAAAATACATCACAGAGTATATGACTTATGGTGCTTTCTTAACTTTCCATATGGTAAACCAAAACCTAAGTATAAAGCAAAGTTGAAAGGGGTATTCAAGCTTGAATCCAATGGAAACACACGAAGCATTGATGAATTGTTGTGATAAAGTAAGAGAGCTTGCTAGAGTTAACAGAAGACAGCAAGCTATGATTATTAACCTAAAACGTGAGTTAAAAGGCGAAAAACAACTGCGAAAGAAGGCTGAAAGCTACTACAAAGAGCTTGAAGCCTTTCTTGAGCAAGAAGGAGAAACTAATGGCAAGAAAAAATAGTAAGGGTAAACCAACCCGAAAAGATATAGAAACAGCTTTAGCATTTATTGGAAAAAAACTTCAATATTTAGAGCAACTATCAGTAAGTACTGAAAACATT